CTCCTGACACCAATTAACGTCGTTCTCCATGTACCACAGCTCGTGATACCGGAACAGCGCGTCATTCATGGGTTTACGCAGCACGCCTTCAAACTTCTCGATGTCACCATCCCAACCCATGGGTCCGCCCTCCATCATGTAGCGAACTAACTCATCCCACTGGGCCGAGTAGGGATTAATACCAACAGCGCTGGGCGAGCGCGAATGATTGTTGCGAATATAAGCCAACCGGGCCCCGAAGTACTGCCGAAACAGCACAACCAGAGCAGCCGGCCCGACCGTAATCGCACGACTGAGGAACGCATCAAGCTTACGCCGCGAGCGCAACTCGTCCTTCAAGACTGCGACGAAATTAATCGCAGGCACGATAGCCGACCGCACCAACGCGTTCATCTCAAGCACTTCCATCTCAAACGCCGCAGTGGCCGCATACGCACCCGGATCACCGACAAGCAAGCCCTTCTTGCCTTTACCACGGTGATCCTCCGAGTACATGTGCGGCCACCCTGCCGACGTCGTGGTGGGAAGACCACGGAACGACCCCCACTCGCGCACGCCATTGATTGCTTCGGAAATGGTCGCAACACGCGCCTGCACGCCATACATCTTACAACGCATAGCATCTTCGGCATACATGTCGTTAACCACCTCCTGTAGCACTCCAGCATCGAACTCCTCAAGCACGGGCGTGGGTTCCTGGCCCAATTGGCGAAGCAGTAACTCGTAACCCGTGTAGGGGCACGCGTCACTCTTCGTCAAATGGGCCGGGCCCTTGTCAACGCCAGCCAGGAAGCCGGCACCAGCAATGGCAGACGGGATGAGGGTAGACGCTCTCTCGCACGAGCCGTAAATGCCATCCAAGACTCTTCCTTGGACGACATAACCGTTACCGACCTTGCCACCACTATCCACGGTGTCCAATGCGCGTGTGTTCGCCTCCCACTCCAACTCGGGCATCACCACATGCGCCACGTCACCCTGGACAACAGTCCCACTGCGATCCACGAGCTCCTCCAGGTACAGCGAGACGGACTCTTGCATCAAAACTCCCGCAATTCCATGCTCCACGCCAGCCAAAGCGCGCTGAGCGACATGCATACCAGCG